GCTATCAGGTATTTGCTTGATATCGATATGGCATGGAACGGACTGTAGCGGGTTTAAATCGACCTGTCAACAACCCTACGATTTAGTCGGGTATTCACTGGAACAGGGGGTTTTCTTGGCCTCTTATTAGTAGGAATTCCGAGGCGATTAGAGGGGCTACAAGGCGTTGAGAGGGGGTCAGGCGGGGTAGGTATCAACCATGTTCTGGTTGCAGTTCTGCAATGAGAAAGTATTACTTTATCTATCCACAGGGTTGTGGACAACTACAAGTTATCAACAGGTTTCTGTGGATACTGTGGATATGTGGATAACAATGAATACTATTTCATTGCAGAATTGCGAACGGGGATGGGGTAAGGGGTGGGTGGCTTGGAGGGGGTTTCTGACGTGAAACTTACAACTGTTGTGGATGGATTGTGGATAAGTTTTGAGTTATTCACAGCCTGTGGATAACCTGATAGACTGCGAACGGTGTTGATGGTTTAAACAGTGAAGGGGATATGACATGGGCATGGATGGCAATCAGGTGCGGGGGAATGGGAGAACGAACAAGGATGACTTGCTGAGACGGTTGGAGGAACTGACGGACGGGACAGGTTTAAACGGGGACGGTGAGGCGCCCGAACTGAGCGAAGCGGAGCGGCTGGCACGTGACGCAGTAGCACCCAAGAGAAGGACAGACGGAGAGTTGCCGGGAACACCAAGACAGAAACCCATGACGGCATCAATGATGGAGTTCGCCAAAGGTCTTATAGAGGGAAAAACACAACTAGAAGCCTACAAGGAAGCATACCCAAACGCCAAGGCGAATGACAGGGTATTGAAGACGAACGCATGGAAACTGGCACAAGATGTACGCATTCAGAGGATGCTCCAAGAGCACTGGGGACAGACAGTGGAGGCGCTGACGGATGACGCAGTGGCAGTGAAACGGTACGTCATCAAGAGCCTGCTTGATCTGAGCAAAGAAGCCAAACAGGAAGGGAGCAAACTGAAAGCACTAGAACTGATGGGCAAGAGTGTGGGAATGTTTAAACCGGCACAGGCTGAGGAGGAGGACAACCTCACGGCCGACCAGTTGAAGCAGGAACTAGCCAAGCACTTGAAACTGGTGGGCAACGTCAGGCGCATCACCAAGGCGCAGATCATTGACGTGCCATCCTCTACGGTCATAGGTGCCAGTGTGCAAGCCGAGCCTAGTGTGCGTGAGACGTGATGCGGTTTAAACGGGGGGAACGGCATCGATCTCCCTCTGGGAGCGACCCCACCCACTCCCCGCCACCCCGAAGGGGTGATTACCTCCCCCTCCGCGCCCTACGCTCTATTCCACTCCCACAATCCCCACCCCCCATTCAAGTACGAACGTTCGCATCCACCCCTTCCCCATGCAAACCCACCCCCTTACTTTTTGAATCGACCCTCCCGGGGGGTATATATATTTTTGTATTACCCTCTTGCAAACGTTCGCTATCATGTTTAAACTTGCGCAAAGTTTGAGTGGGGGTCCACGATGATTGATTACGCATATCCGACGATGATGGCTGAGAAGGCTCTGAAGGAGCTTCATGAGGCTATGCTGGCGCAGAAGTTTGAGGCGGCTAAGGAGGCGGCTTTACGTTGTATGTCTGAGGCTAGGATTGCGTACCACAGCATTACAGTGATGGAGGAAGGCAATGCCGCAAAAGCATCAGCTCGTGCTTGACTTTATCAGGGCGTACATCAAGTTCCATGGAATATCTCCGTCTTATCAGACGATAGCTTTAGGGTTGGGGATGAAGTCGAAAGCTAACATTCACCGGATCGTGCATAAATTGCAGGAGGATGGGCTTTTGAGTATTCGTCCGTACAAGTTCAACTCGATCAAGTTGATTGACCGCAGTGCCCGTGAGGTTGCCGCCCTATGACCTTGCTGACGAAGCAGGAGATTGATGCCTACGAGGAGATGATTCCTATTGTGGGTTTGGACCAGAGGCGGAAGATTCAGAGGTTATTGGAGTTGGACCGTGAGGAGCGGTGCCGTGAATCCTTTATCTTCTTTGTGTCTCAGATGTGGCCCGGGTTTATCTCTGGGAAACACCATCAGATCATGGCGGACGCCTTTGAGCGTGTGGCTAAGGGTGAGTTAAAGCGGTTGATCATCAACATGCCGCCCCGGCATACGAAGTCTGAGTTTGCTTCTTACCTGCTCCCGGCTTGGTTTCTGGGTATGTACCCGGAGAAGAAGATCATTCAGACCGCTCACACCGCAGAACTGGCGGTCGGTTTCGGTCGTAAGGTCCGAAATCTTGTCTCCTCTACCGCCTACCAGAAGGTTTTCCAGACTGAGCTGTCTTCTGATTCAAAGGCTGCGGGGCGGTGGAACACCTCAGAGGGCGGCGACTACTTCGCTATCGGTGTTGGCGGTGCTGTGACTGGTAAAGGCGCAGACCTACTGATCATTGACGACCCCCATTCGGAGCAGGAAGCCAAGCAAAACAACCCCGCCGTCTATGACGGGGTCTATGAGTGGTACACATCCGGTCCTCGTCAGCGTCTACAACCGGGCGGGGCCATCATTATTGTGATGACGCGCTGGGCAAAGCGTGATTTGACCGGCCAAATCCTCAAAAACTCCGAAAAAGACGGCACAGATGAGTGGGAAGTCATCGAATTTCCCGCAATTTTGCCGTCCGGAACCCCTCTTTGGCCCGGATTTTGGAAAAAAGAGGAGCTGGAGGCCATCAAGGCCGAGATTCCAGTCTCCAAATGGAACGCACAGTACCAGCAAAACCCCACCTCCGAGGAAGGGGCCATCGTCAAACGAGAGCAATGGCGTATCTGGTCCACAGACGACCCGCCGCCCTGCGAATACATCATCCAGTCATGGGATACAGCGTTTGAAAAACACAACCGCGCAGACTACTCAGCCTGCACGACGTGGGGTGTGTTTAAACATCCCGATGACAAGGGCAACTACAAGACCAACATCATCCTTTTGGACGCCTTCAAGGACCGCATGGAGTTCCCTGACCTCAAGGCCAAGGCCGTGGAGATGTACAAGTACTGGAATCCAGACACCCTGATTGTGGAAAAGAAGGCCGCTGGCGCTCCGCTCATCTATGAACTGCGTCAGACCGGAATCCCGCTATCAGAGTACACACCAAGCAAAGGACAGGATAAGATTGCGCGTGTAAACGCGATTTCTGACCTGTTTGCGTCAGGGGTGGTGTGGTGTCCCGAGACCCGTTGGGCCGATGAACTCATGGAAGAGATGGCGGCTTTCCCCAACGGGGACCATGATGACTTGGTTGACTCGTCATCGCAGGCACTTCTCCGCTTCCGGCAGGGTGGATTCATCCCGATTGACTCGGATGAGCCCGATGAACCGCTTTATTTTCGTGGTCGCCGCGACCGCTTCTATACCGTTTAAGGACGAATCATGGCAATCGACAAAGGTTTGTATCAGGCCCCTCAAGGATTGGAGGGTTTAAACGAACCCGCGATTGAGGTTGAGATTGAAAACCCCGATTCCGTATCAATTGGGATTGGAGACATGGAGATCGACCTCGTGCCCTCAGAGAACATGGGCACGGAAGATTTTGATGACAACCTAGCCGAATACATGAGCGATTCGGACCTAGATTCTCTTGGCTCTGAACTGGTCGCAGATTTTGAGAAAGACCTGCGCGACCGCAAAGAATGGGTCCAGACCTACATCGAAGGTTTGAAACTCTTGGGCCTGAAGTACGAAGAACGTACAGAACCTTGGAACGGAGCCTGTGGCGTGTTCCACCCCATGCTCACCGAGAGCGTGGTCCGCTTCCAAGCCGAGGCTATCACTGAGACCTTCCCCGCCGCAGGCCCGGTAAAGACGGTGATCATCGGCAAGGAGACAACCGCCAAGAAGGAGTCGGCAGAGCGCGTTCAGGCCGACATGAACTACCAGCTGACGGAAGTCATGACTGAGTACCGCCCCGAGCATGAAAAAATGCTCTGGAGCCTCCCGATCACCGGCTCCGCCTTCAAGAAGGTCTACTACGACCCGAGCCTTGGCCGTCAAGCCTCCGTGTT